GAGCCACCGACAGTCTTCAGGATAGCACTTCCAAGGCCGTTACCATCACGTCCGGCTTCTTCTATGAACAGCTCCATCATATCCTTTGTTCCGCTCATGAACGATGCATCCATATGTGGTGAAACAAGTGTCAGTAATCCATCGAAGATTTCTTCTCCACTCATGCCCTTCGATTCAGACATTTTGAACATCTGTGCGCCCATGAAAAATGATGACTGCATAGGTGATGCCCAGTCTATAGTTATGGACTTGTTACCTATCACAAGGGAATAATCCTGATATCCCATATCACGGTCATAATATTCATCCCCGCTCTTTTCTCCTGCTTTGACGCTTACTATACCGTGAGAATAAAGGTATGCACCGAGTACTGTCAGTCCACTTCCTGTAAGCCCTGTAGACATGTGATGTATAGCATTCTCCAACGCTTCCACATTTCCATGTTTCTTAAATGTTATCATCTCATTGGCGCTCTTCAGAAGTCCAAACGGTGAATAGTCTACCGACTGTCTGAATACATTTATAGGCGTTTTTACAAACGGCATAGTTGATTCAAGGACAGCGTTTCCAGCTCTGAGCGCCGCAGTTCCAGCAACAGACTTTCCCTTTCCAGTTGCAGTCTTATCCTTTAGCTTCGTTAATGCCCTGCTCGCTGAAGTCGTCTCTCTGAAAGTCGCTTTTTCAGCTTCTCTCATAGCATATATATTAGCCTGTTTTCTCTGCAGCTCTGTCATTTCGGACATCTTATCGAGCGGTATTCCTTTGCTCTTACAGTACCTTGCATATGACTTCTGATACTCCGGTTTGAAGAACGCTATATCTCCCTTTTCAAGGGTCCAGTACGTGAACTTTTCTACATTGCTGCCGACCTTGCTTTCAAGTACGGTCTTACCCTCTGGTCTCGACATATCGAACTGGTCTTTATACTTGTTCGAATTTGAACTGTAATTCAAGTCGAACTCTTTATCCAGGAAGGTCTTTGCCCCTTTCATTTCTGAGCTGGTAACACGTGTTGCTCTCACAGCATTACCGCCATACTTATCGAGAGTCTTTTTCATCGATTTTGTTATAACATATTCAAGACCATTCGACATAGCACGTACCGACGCAAACGCTGTGTTTCCGGCTACATTTCGCAGGTTGGTCTTTATATTCAGCAGCATAGCTATATGACGTGCTGTATTGACCTTTTCCCAGAATGTTGACGGTATCTCGTCCCAGATCTGTTCTGTGACCTGTGCAACTGCTCTTCCTATCTCTTCATCCGTCTGAGCCTTGTATATGAGTGCCTTCTGTTCATCTGTCAGTTCGAGTGGCTTTTTGAGCCTGTCTCCGTACTGCTTGTTCAGTCTGGCGATCTCACTATCCATAGCCTTACATCTTCCGATAGGTGTCATCTTTACCCACATTTTAGCGGCATTAGTCATACTGGCTCCGTGAGAAACTATCGAGTTTGCATGGTCCGATACTTCCATGAGAAGTTTCAGAGCTTCCTTGTCACCTGCTTCAACTCTCTTCGAAAGCTCAGGCAGTATCTTTTCTGCCATTGCTCCGAATAAATGCGGATCACTCGTATAGTCCATACCGATAAACTGACGTGCCATATCGTCAATGGATTTTCCCTCTGCCATGTTTGCGACTTTTTCTCTCGCTTCTTTCTGTGACATTTTAGGTGACTTGCGGAACAGTCCATCATCAAAGCCCTCAAAGAACATGCTGTTTGCTTCTTCTGTCGTATAATACAGTACATTCTGCTTCGCTGCATTCTGCCCCATTTTAGGGTTATCCGACATTATCTTTTCTGCCTCTGCTTCATAATCTGCCTTTTTAACTGCATCATCAAACAACTCTGAGTCAGGTTTTACTTTCTCTTTGATAGTTTCAGGTGCCCTTGCTGCTTCATCTTTTTCCATGTTTGTTACAGCGTCTTTGGCTGCCTTCTCCCAGTCAGTATCCGGAGCGTTGATGTCTATGCCTGCGTCCTGTTTTTTGAGAAGACTATTACGATATTCCAGTGCATCGTCATAGTCATCAAAGGTCGGCAGTTTATCAAGATCATCCGGAAAAGACAGATCATATCCATTCCTTCCTGCAGTTTCAATTACCGTATCTATATCATCACCATTCTTCATGAGAACATATACATCAGGTCTTCTGCTCAAAAGTGTTGCATCTTCAATCCCCTCTGGACTGAAAGGCACTCTTGCTACTGGTATGAAGCCTGCGTGTTCATACATATTCACGAGTTTTGAACCATAGCAATCCATTTTAGTACCGCCATTGGCACGAGCTGTTATGATCATATCTTCAACAGCTCCTTTATGCGGTGAACCTGCCATTTTAAAAGCACCTACAATATTGCCGTCTGATTCTACAGCAACACCGCAAGTGCCGTCTTTTGATAATAATGTTTTTGCATTTGATTTTTCAAGTTCTTCAACTGTCTTAGAATTAACGTAAGCTCCGTTTTTATTTGAAGACTTGCCCTGTTCCAAGGCTTCTGAAAATGTTTTGTAATCAGTTTCACCAAGTTCGGTATCTGTGATACCGTTTTCTTTCTTTTTCTGCTTAAACTTAGCGTCGTCTAATAATACATCTCCAAAACTCCTTCGAGTTCTTCCCAGTCCCTCTGCTGTGGCGGAGTTGCTAATTCGTGGTTTATCATTTCCATTGCGCCCCGATTGTCCTTGTATTCCTCCATCAGCTTGTCGTATATCGGCTGTTCTTCCTGTGTCAGTGGAGACATCTCCTGACCGAATTTGTTGTACTGCTTTGCCATCTACTTTTTCTCCTTTGATATTATTGTAATCCTTTGCATTGATATCTTCAACAGCTTCTTTAGCTGCCTTGTCCAAATTTGCGTCCGGAACGTTGACTTTTACATCTTTCTGTGATACATTACCAGAAAGAAGACTTGGATTAGTCTCTGCGGCGGTGGGTTCGGGACCCATGTCAGCGGCAGCGACTTTGTCCGAGTCTATTTTTGTCGCCTGATCTGACGCTTCCGCTGCTGCCTTGTCCAGTTTCGAGCTATTAGATATATCAACTCTTTCGTTGAACACTTTTGAGCCGTAATCATCTATTCCCTTTGCGTGAAGCATATCTATGTATTCCTGACTTGCTGGTATCTCCAAGCCGTCATAACTTGTATATCCGTTACGAAGACGTTCATCAAGCATCATTTCGACACGCTTTGATGCGGCGTTGTTTTCTGCTCCATTGTCTTTGATTATAGCTTCAAGTGCATCTTCTATCTCCTGATATGAATATCCCTTTGAGTTGAACCCTGTACCATCGAGTAACGCTGCTATATCCTCTGTAGTCTGTCTCTTAGTTCCGGTATACCCCATGCCGTCAACATCATACAGTGCATCAGAATACGATTTCTCACCCTTGACAGAGTTTCTTAAGTCTCCAAGCATAACCCTTGCTTCACTCTCGAAGTAAGGCTTTACTTCCGGATGTTCGAACTGATATGCTTTCACATTTCTCTTTCCAACGTTTTCAAGTGTCCTGCCCTCTGACTCCATAGGACTTGCAACTTCTCTCGGTATACTTCCTTCAGATACTGGCTCTTTCACACGGTTCTTTGCTGCATATTCAGCATATTCAGGGTCGAGAGTATTGACTTTGCCTTCTTCCGATGGTATTTTAGAAGTAGGAAGGGAATCAGACTCGTTTTTGGACGTTGAGACCAGGGAGGTTTTACCGGCATTGGTCGTTTGAGGACTTCCAGAAGCAGCAGATGGGTCAAACGTCTTGGACGTAAGGTGCGGGGAATTTTCCATGTTCACCAGTCCCGGTGCTGTTTTTTTATTACTATCCATATACGCGCTTATAATCTGCAACCTCTTCCTGCTGCTATCCGGTACAGCTTCAACAATATAGTAAGTCCCGTCAATTTTTTTCTCATACTTGATTACAGTAGATGCAGATTGATCAGCATTCTGCCACGCCCTTGCTACCGCACGTGTATCCGAGTCTAAATCACTATAATTGACAAGATATACGTCATCGTATTCATTAATCACATGGCCTATTCTTGCAATATCAGCATCTATAGTCATTGACTTGTCTGCAACACCATTGACCCCGTGTCTTTTTTCTATATGGTTTATCGTTGAACCATTTACATTATGCTTATAATCTGACACGTCTATGCCGGTTATTTCTTTGATCGCTTTTGCTTCCCTGCTTCTTACAGGCCCTATAGTCTCATTCAACTTACTTGCAACGTTTTTATTCTTGAGGTTTCTCACTTTTTTAACGAAATTAAGCAAATTCACATCAGTTGAGTCTTTATACCTGTTTATCCTATCTATCTCTGCTTTCGTATGGTGTTCGCCTATTTCAACACTACTTTCTTTCGCTTCAGACTTTAATATTTCAACAGCTTCTTTCCCTGCCTTATCAACCTTTGCATTTACTGAGCGGTTTACAACTTTGTTGTACATCTTTTTTTCTGCTTCTGTTACAGGCAGTCCTGCATCCATTTTTGCCTTGATTCTTATGGCTTCCCTGCCTTCTGCCGTTGTGACTGCTGGCTTTGCTGCTTTGGTTGCGTCTTTGGCTGCAACTCTTGCCTTTGCCACTTCGCCGCTGATATCCTGTACAGCTTCTTTACCGGCTTTCCTGGCTCCGGTCTCCGCAGCTGCTTTCACTGCATTCTTGACAGCCCCTTTTTCAACTATTTCTGCTGCTTCTTTTCCAGCTTTCTTGGCCGCTGCTTTACCTACTGCTTTCGCGCCGGCCTTTGCGCCCTTGGCTGCTGCGCCTACTGCACCTATTCCCAGATAGGTTGTTGGATCTCCTGCTGCACCAACGACTATATCAAGTGCTTTGTTTCCTGAGTCAGGATCATAGTTTTTATGCGTCGTTGCGGCTTCTTTCAGTTTCTCTCCGAAGTTTCTTTTCTTGTGGTTTCTTTCTTTGTATTCTTTTGCGAACTTCTCAAATTCTTCATCTAACCCGGCTTCGTGAATAGCGGCTTTCTCTTTTTTATGCTCCAGGTATGTAGCCCTCACATTAGGGTTAAGTATCTTTTCTGCACCAAGCTCGATGAGTTTTTTCTGCTTTTCCTTGCCCCCTGAGTATACCCATGCCGTCTGACCGTCTATGAGCTTTCTTGACTGAAGACGTTTTGATCCGTAGACATAGTTGTCCTGACTGGCCAGTGCTCTTAAAGGCAATGCCATGTAATCAGTAGTCTCTCCAACGTCGTTCAGTGCATTCATAGCCACTGTACCAATTTTCCCTTTCGAGAGTGGTTTCAGATAGTGTTCACTGATATGTTCACCTGCACCTTTGATGAGGCCGTTTTTCCCTGCGGCTTTATCTCTTACAACGTCGAGGAATGAATCTGCCTTGTCAGGATCCGCACCGGCTTTATATCTGTTCTTCTCTGCCTCCTGCTGTGCTGCAACTTTATAGTAGTTCTGATAGCGATTCACAGCTTTGTTGAGGTTCTTTTCACCCATATTGCCGATCTGTCTCTGACGATCTACACTCAATGTATTCCAGGACTGCAAGTCTTTCACAGTACGAGTATCTTTCTGCTGCTGCTTGGACTGAGACTGACCATATTTCGCCCTTTTATAGTCTCCTACTGCACGCATGTTATCAGCTACAGTCGTGCCTGTAGGCGTTTTTATTCTCGATGCAAAGGTATTGTTCCAGTTTGTCTGTTTTGCCTTTGATACGCTCTTTTTTTCTTTCTGAGCGGCCTTGTATGACGATATCCCGCCTGCGTTCCTCACCTGTGCTGAACGCTGAGAATATTTCTGCACTGCCGGTGTACTTTTGCCTTTACTTCCAGAGGACTTTGAACTGCCGCCCCTTGCCCTTCTGGCATTCGCTGATTCCTTGGCTATTACCTTACCGACTTTCTTTATGCCCTTTTTTACACCGCTGCTGATAGATTTTATCAGGCCGCCTAATGTCTTCTTTTTCTTCTTTGCCATTGCCGCTGCTCCTTAATACTCTTTCTTATGAGCTCTTATGTAACCTATCCTTGCATTTATGATGGACCTTTCTTCCGTGGTCTTCGCTTTCTTACGCGCTGCCTTAAGATCCTTTATGCTGTAATATGTGCTATATTTGTTCGTCCACGCTGCTGTCTGGATCTCCTGTTTACGTGTCCGCTTTTCATCGGCCAGCGTCTGTGCACGTGACCTTGCTTCAGACTCTCTGTTCTCCATGTACTGAAGCCTTGCGGTATCATTATTTATCTTATACTCGAGCTTGTTTGCTTCATTTTCAGTATTTATCTTCTGCAATGCCGACGCCTTTTCAGTGTTCAGGCTGTTCCTTGTGTTCTGATATGTATTCGCAAGGTTCAGCATTGAAGACTCTGAGGCTCCGCCTCTTATACCTGCCTGCATCAGGTTATTGTTCAGATTCCGCTGGTTCTGTGCCTGTGAAACATATGCCTGTTTAAGCTTCTCATTGTACTCCGCTGCTGTCTGTGCTTTGTTCTGTTCCGCCCGTTTATCTGCCGCAGTCGCGTAATTGTCATACAAAGTATCGTATCTTGCAGCTCCGCCGGTTATCGTCTGATTTGCACCTTTACTTGTAATTGGTGTACTTGTTGTTGCTGTCTGCCCGCCTGATTTTGCTACTGCAGAAACAGCATTCAAAACATTTCCAGACAAACCTGATCCACTCGATGTTGTTTTCTTTTTGTTGACTGTCGTCTGTTTTAACTTCGTTGCCATTTTCTCCTCCAATTAAAACAGGGCACTTACCATTTACGATAAATGCCCTTTATTAATCTCTAATATCTACTTCGCTGCACGTCTTCTCTCATAGTCTTCGAGATCGTGCTTTGCTTTCTGTTTATACTCGTATGCAAGGTGCAGTTCTCCATTCGGCTCCTTGCCGTTAAGTACGCACTCTGTCAGTTCTTTTGTGACGCAAAATATCGCGTTGAGTGAATCGAGGGTGAGAACTTCTCGCTCGTTACGTTCTTTCTCGCGTTCTTCCGCTTTCTTCTGACTTTTGCTCACTACAGCCAGAACAATGCCTGACAGGATAGATGGGACAGCTGCTATTATGATTCCGGTTATGACTTCCATTATGCCCTCCTACTTCTTGAGCTTCCTGCACTTCTTCAGGCAGTCCTTGCCGAAGTTGCCATTGACCTTGAAGCCGAACATCTTCTCAAGCTTTTCTACTGCTGCAAATGTCTTTGCCTGATACTCACCGTCTATCTTCAGGTTCGTGCCTACAGCCCAGTTCAGCAGCCTCTGGAGGTATTTGACCTGTGTGCCGGTATCACCTTTGCGGAAGTATCCACGTTTCGGCATGGTCGGGAATGTGCCGGAATAGCCTTTCTTAAGCCTGCATGTCCATATGCACTTGATCAGACCTTTCATCTGAGTCTCATAGCAGTGCCAGCCGTCATTGTTCCGACCGCCCGGATCACGGGTGTACAGGTAGTGCTTGCCGTTCTTTTTCTTATAATCTGTTGCAGGTACGTAATGACCGCCGCTCGTCCATGTGATACCGCCTCTTGATCCGGCACCGAACAGGATGACCGCACGTCTGCTGCCCTTGTTCATCTCCTTGAAGAAAGAATCCATGTCGTTGTGGCGCTTCACTTCGAAACCGAAGTGCTTCATACATGCGTCTATGCCTGACCACATGGTACCGACACCACCGGGAACATATCCACCGTTAAGCATGAACTTTCTCGTTGTCCTCGGAGTGATGTTTTTATATTTTGGATTATTCACTATGATGGATGCACAGGCTGTCGGACCGCATCCGGCTGAAGCCATCGTTGAACGTGTATTCGGTGGATATGATAACCTGCCCCATCTCGAATCATACTGTCTGAATGTCTTGCTCATTAGTTTTCACCTCCGTCTGCAAATACCCAGTCCTCTGCAAGCATGTCCGCCTGCGATGCAAGCCATCCCATCTGAACACCTGATGTTACGATAAATGCAATTGCCTGATTTCCAATAGCGTCATGCCCACAGTTTACGAGCTGTCCATCCGCAGCCACATATGATATTCCGGATGCAAGCTGTATGTACTGCTTCTTTCCATTCCAGCCTTTGCGTGCAACTTTAAGGCCACGTTTAAGATATCTGATAGCGTCGCCAAAGCCGAATGTTGCTTCACCGCCAAGTACCGGGCAGTTTGTTTCATCTGCTATGATCCAATCATCAGACAGCAGGTTCATAGTCGTGTACTCTACACGCTGAGTTTCCCTGATATCAAGTAACTCTCCCCGATCGCCATCCTGTGGCCTACACTGTATCATGATAGTCTCTTTATCTGGGTCCCAGTACCAGTAGCCACCCCTGCTCCCTGTTTCATAGCTTTGAATATTTCTCTTCCTCCTCTTCATCATCATATACTAAATCCTCTTCTTCAAGATTGCTCATGGTTTTGCCTTTGCTGATATCAAGCAGTCCCTGCGTCTCACATGCTGCGTCTGTCACGTTGTTGTTCTTCCACCACGACCAGATGATTGACAGTCCTGCCGCTACCTGAGTTGCGACCTCGGTGAAAGTTGTCTCATCGAACGGGATAGGATTCTTGCCTGCGACTGTCAGTGCTGCATTGACTGCCAGCACTACCATCACCAGTAATCTGATCATTGCTTTTGTTTTGCCATTTGTTTTCATGTTGTTGTCCTCTCTTTCGTTTTATACACCCCACCAGCCTGTTATATAAATCAGGTTGGTCTTATTTATCGCTCCTCCTCTTGGAGTTATCTGAATAGTACCATTATCTTTTATCCATGCATCTACTCTGGTACTGCTTGCATTCGTTATCGCAAGAGCGTGTCTTGTCGCTGGTTTATATGAATCCGGTGCTGTCCACAACGTATACGAGTTACCCGATGTAAATTCTTTACTTGATCTTGCAGCAAGATACCCCCTAAAGAAACATCTACTCAACGCTGGTATATATGTACACGTATATGTTGAGTCTGCCGGAGTATTTGATGTATCTCTTTTCAGTGATAGCGATACAGGATTAAGTCCGAGTTTTTCCTTCAAAGCATCGACTGTAAGCAAATCATTTACTTCTGCTTCAGTATAATATCTATCATCATGTGTATGCTCCGAAGATGCAGCGCCTATATTAGCTGCTGTCAGATTAACGTCCCCTGTTCGATAAGAACTCTCCGCTGAACCTTTGACTCTCGTTACAGTGTCCTTATCTGTTCCGGATATCTTAACTTTTCCATTAACCTTTTCGATAGTGATATTACCACCCTGGGATAACATGCCTATCAAATCATCAACTGTGATCCCACCACCACCAGCGGCTGCATTATCCACATATTCTTTTGTAACTGAATCCTTATTATCCGTTATAGTTCCTAAATATTTCATATTTACCTCATATCTATCTTATTTTGAATATAAGACAACTATCTCTATATCATTTGAATATGCCGAGGCTATAGATACAGTTAAATCACCATCATCTTCAACATATTCCCAGTCTACCACCACGGGTATATGATGATTTAGGCCCTGACTTGTCGATATCGCTGTTGCTTGTACAGAAATTATTTTTGATGGAGTTGGAGTCAAAGTTTTTTTTGCAGTAATACTACCAGCAGATAGTGTAAACCAGTCTTGACGTATAATTGGCATAGCATTAAGCTTTTCAGATTGATCATGGCTCATAAGTCCACCATTAGCTGAAGCTTGCGCCATTGTATCAGGTATAGTTATCATATTCAATGTAACATTTGATAAATGTCCTTTTGAATCAACAGTGAATCCCGGTACTGCAAAACTACCACCAAACGAAGGATTCACTTCATTGTCTATGGCTTTATCACCCGGTTCAACAGTACTGTCCATGTGTGTTATTTTTCTACCTGTAACCTTTATCGGACTGTCAGCCGTGTATGTATCGACAAGCTCATACATGTTCAGGAAGCTGTATGCGACTGTGTTATCGCTGCTGTTCTTCAGAGCAAGCACAAGCACTGGCTTACCTTCAAGACTCGGATTCGTACTGCCCGGATATGATGTACTGCTCCATGCAAAACTCTGAACGAATGTTGTCTTTGTAAGGTCAAGGAACTGTTCTTTTGGCAGTGCAGCTATTGCGTCACCAACATAATCATATATAGCCTTACCTGTAACGGGATTGTTACCATTTTGTGTGACAGATGCATCTACAACAGTCTTGTTGGCACCTGAAGCAATACCGTCAAGTTTTGTTTTATCGGCAGCCGACATTGCCCCTGCTGTCGTTGTAGTAGCATTAGGAATAGTTATACTATCCGGATCAGGACTACTACCATCAACGGCAGTCCAATAAATTGTAGTTCCACCAGATATGTCTAAATTACCTATAGCTTCACTTTTATTAGCCTTGTTTTTTATACCATCTATATTTTGTTTATCCACCGCCGTTAAAAGCCCAGCCTTTAATTTAGTTGCCCCAGGTATTTCTACCGAAGTTACTTCAGAACCATTAGCAGCTTTACCTTTTATAGTGTATGTAGAATCCGTAGATGTGGAGTCAAAGCTTTTTACAAGTCCGGTACTTACTGCTTTATTCTGAACAGGGTTCGTGCTTGTTGAAGACAGTGTAGAATCAACTGTTATCTCAGCACCACCGAGAGGCTTCCATGCATATGTTGCCGGTGTAATGCCTGCTTCACTGGTCCTCACATACTGATACGCTTTGCTGTCAACAGAATTGTAGTAATACTGCCCCTCCTTAGGACTTGTCGGTGCAGTAGCAAGACTCTGCATAACTACATTCTGGATCTCATTCTTGTTCATGTCTAAACTGACTAATACTTTTTTACTCATTTACATTTCTCCCTTAATTGAATATTGCTTTGCCTGAAAACGGAGCCTGAAATCTCAGGATACATTTGTTCAGGTTTACGTATTCCACTTCACCAATAACTTCTGTACCGGCAGAATCCACAACAGTCACTGCCGGTTCCTTGCCAAGACCATGTGTCACTTCCCATGTATCAGACGATGTTTCCTGTTTATGCACGTAGTGCTTGTCCCCGCCGGTTCCTTTTAATGATTCCAGCCATTCAGCTTCAGTGCCGGTGAAGCCATGTTCCTTTGCTATCTCATAGGCTGATTTGCCATCTTCACCCTGACGACCCTGTGTCCCTGGAATACCTTTCAGTTTCTGCAACTTCTTGTATTCCTGCATCAACAGTTTTATTGATGCCTCATGGTCTTTTGCGTTGAGCTTCATGTTACACACCTCAGTTCGTCATTATCTCCGTATCCCACCATCCAGTGATGTAGATAAGGCTTTCTGTTCCAATATTTCCGCCACGCGCGATCAACGTTATCTCACCGCTAGAGCCTATATACGCCTGCCCCACAACACCTCCTCCGTTGGATACTGCAAGCGCATATCGTGTTGGCGGACGATAACTTTCTGGAACAGTCCACAAAACATTAGCCTCTCCGGATTTATACACTTTCGTATCTCTGGTGGCCACATATCCTCTGAAATACACACGTTTTTTTGCAATATCCATATAGCAAGTATAGGATGAATTACTTGGTGTGTTTGATGTATTACGTTCAAGGGAACCTTCAAGACTTTCGTTGTTTTCTACTGCTGGTATCCATTTATCCCACACATCACCTCTGGTTCTTCGAATGTATATAAATGGTCGCTTGAATATGCCAAATATCATCTGACGGTGCATATCTGTTCCGGATCCCAGGTTGAGTAAAATACCATCCCAGAATATGTTTATTGTATAAGAACAATACCCATCTCCTACTGCAGCCCAGGCACTTGGAGTATCATTATCTGAAGACGGTGGTGTTATCCTGCTCAGATTCTCAAAACCGGCTTTCCGGCTTGTCTTACCTGTTCCTCCACGTTCTATCGGCTGTACATCTGTCTTCAGCTGTACTTTTGTTTTTAATTCTTCTACATCCGTCACATATGAAGTGATGTTTTTATTGATATCATATATGTTATATATCGCTTCCCATGCGCCATCGCATATAGGCGTTGTCGTTGCTACAGTTCCGTTTGTCAGTGCAAATTTATCCCTGTACCAGAGATATTTATTATTGCCAAGGTTAGGTATCTCCGTTGACCATGAGCCGCCTGTGAGCTCGTCTGACTTCGCTGACATGTAGAATTCTCTTGCCACGCCTTTCACGCCTACACCTTTTACATTAGCTATAAAACGTTTTCCGTCCATATTCCCTCCTATTCGTAATAATACAGTTCTCCTGATTCAGGATCGTATTCAATATGCAGCTCATTACTTTTGAGTGTGATGATCCCGGTTTCACTGTTCTGGGTACGTTCAAGAGCACTCACTCCAAGTCCGTTGATGTAAAGATCGTCTTTTTCATCAATTATGAATGTATACGTTCTGAGCCCCTGGCCGCCCTTGTTCTTCGAATAGTTTCCGATAGTGTACATCTTCACTATCTCGGAAACACCGAAGCTCTCGTTCAGCATATTGTTTTCAACTATGATCTGAAGTCGTTTGTATTTCTTTATTTTCTTTCTCAGGTATATTTCCTGCGGTACCTTTGTTTCAAAACCTGCAAAGGATCCTATATAAAGCGGTTCATTATCGTCTGCCTTTACATATACCTCCACGCTTGTATTCCCGAGCGTTACATCCATCGGCTGTACAGTTATCAGATTTCCTTTTTTCTGCAGGTTCTTGAAATACTGTGTCAGGCCGTCATTATCAAGCACCGTTGTCCATTTGCAGGGAATAGGATCTCCGTTATCATTGAACGCTTCGTTTTTATCTTCTTCAGCGGTTTTGAATCTGCAAAGGTCACCATTTGCCGTGCCGAACCACAGATGATCATCACGCACCACAAATGCTGTCGCCGGTACATTCTCCCAGTAATAACATTCATATAGCAGATTTGTTCTGTCTGTTGTCCATGAGTTCTTCTGGGCACCATCCATGAGGTAACAGTTCCCGTTCACACAAAGTATGTAAAACCCTTTCCATACGGTCGATATCGCTTTATCCAGCCCTGGTTCCTTCAGCATTTTGTTGTTGATGTAGTAGCTGCGGTTTTTCACAGATGTTACTGCTGTATATGAACTTTCACTTTCACGTTCTGCCGATATGCCATATATACCGTCATCAGACAGGAATAACTGTTCACCGTTGAGTGAGTTGAAAGCATGTTTCGATTTTGCACCGACGCCGGATATCGACTGTTTCACAGCATATGCTGTATCATTCTCGAAGGACATTGCATATGCAAGGTATATCGTGCTGTTCTCAGGCGTAGATTCCTTTATCACGCCGAGATATTCACCGAGATCTATCAATCCCATTATCGATGTGAAATCATCGCCCACAACGAAATATGACAGATCAGGTATATACCTTGCGTTGGCATATGCCGAATACCATACATATGACTTGTAGTCACCTGATGCACCGCTGAAAAACACTCTCCGGTCATAGACAGTTGCGACGGTACAGCTTTTCAGAAAATCAGCTGCCACATTCGTTCCTGCTGCCGTGTATGTGATCCTCACGTCATCACCCTCACCGGTCACGACATTGGCCGGTGCTGTAGTGAACTTTATCAGGCACTCTGCAGCGCTCACTGTATAGTCCGTACCCGCAGACTTTGTTTCATACACACCACTTGAATTTTTCACCTCAACAACGACACTCTCATTGCTGTTTATTGCAGATGATACGTAGTAATTCGTTGATTTTCCATCAGCCAGGAACTGTTCTTTTCTCCGCCTTGTAAGCAGGTTCACATACTCAGACTGAGTACCGCCGCCATTAGGTGCTTTTGCATCCAGTATCAGCGGAACATAAGGTTCGATATCTGCAAACCCGTAGTTATCGGGTGTCAGTTCCTTGTACTCTTTCAGCTTCTGGTCCGCCAGCATAAGGAATGAATTCCCCGCATTGCTGGCAAAATAAATACCGAGTGTCTCTGATGCCTCCGATGTCAGGCTGAGAAGTTTTGTCTCTGTCGTACCATTGAACGAATACACCCCGGATCCTTTTGTATAAAGGAAATGTCCTTTTCCTCCATACTCAAAGCTCCACATTTCACGTATCTGCTTTTTTTCCGTCGATACATATTCCTTTTTCCAGCCTGTACGCTTGTATGGTATGCCTCCATCATCCGGCAGGATATTGACCGCATCAGGGCTGCGTCTGTTATAGACTCTCGCCTGATCGGCCGTGAAGTCTACCCCTTTGAAATTCTTATATACAGTTGTATATACCTTTGGTTCCTCAGGTGTTTGAAGTGGCATGTTATATCCCCCCTGACAAAATACGTATCCTGTTATCTGTCCGGCCCTCTTTCAGCTTCTGAGACAGTTTCTCGTACTGGTTATAGTAATCGACAGCCTTTGCTTTTTCGTCTTCCAGCCAGATATAATACGATGCCAGAAGCGGCACAAGATGATGAGCCTTAAGCGGCAGCGGCAGTTCAACTGAATCATCGCTATCTGTAGTGAATGGATCATGAGCCCTTTTGTAGAATACTTTGAACTTGCCTGATGTGCTGCCGTCTATTATCAGGATCGTGTCACGTTCTATCTCATAATCGGCAAACTTCTTGTATACGTCAGTTCCATACATCACTGGTGTATCTGCAAATTCAAGGAACTTCACAACATCATTTTCTTTTGTGAGCTCTTCCATGTCATAGTACAACAATTCATTGTCTGTACCGTCCTGCTCTATCTGATATGTCCCTATTATCGGACATACTGTGAGATTTATTTCTGTTATTGCACGGTTGATACTGTTCGGTACGATATCAGCGAATTCTGTTATCTCTGCATCTTCCGAGAACCCCAGATCTCTTATTTCATTTTTCAGCTGTCCATAGTTCATGATCTGCTCCTATTTCTTCGCCGTTTTTCTGCGTGTTGTTGTTTTCTTTGAAGTCTTTTTTTCTTTGGCCTTGTCCTCTCCTCTCTTGGCTTCGGCCTGCCTTTCTTTCTCGACTTCCTCCATATATGCGTATCGTCTTTCACGCTGTCTTCTTGTTGACATATAACTTCTCCTTTAAAAAGATAAGGGGAGCAGCAGCCCCCCTGTTCCTTATACTCTTGCTTCGATCACTGCAATGGAAAATGCACTTGTTCCATCTGATTCGATCACGATTTTTCCCTTGTAGTCGCCCGATACATTCTTGAATATCGTTGAATCAAGAGTGAATGCGTATTCTTCACCTGCAGCAATAGCTTTAGTCATATCATTCACACCACCGTATCCATTACCGTGTTTTATAGTAATGTTTCCTGCCGTTGTAGTTTTTACAAGTATGATAGTTCTTTCATCTTTGTAATCCGAATCTATTACAGCGTTGCTGCCTGCTGCAACTGGTGTCCAGGTATACTTTGTCACTGTATTCGGTTTGGTAGTAGTCTGCTTAGTTACCTTTACATCTGCCATTATCTATCACTCCTTTCTTACGCCGTTACCGTTCCGAACTTCATTCTGAGGTTCACGATCTCTTTAGGTGCTGTAACTTTACCGTCAAACAGGGAATATCCCTTTACTCCGTCTCTGAAATGTTTTTCCGGCTTGTATGACTCAAGGTGTAGGTATGGTTTCACGAATGATATCGCATGGTTTGTTTTTACCTGGATATCATATGTATCCGCAGCCGATGAGTATACATTGTTTGATGCTTTGATTATCGCACCGCCGTACCTGCCGACTCTGCCATGCTTCATCATCTCAGAGTTATCAGTGTCAAGTTCTACATATGCCTTTTTCAGCATAGTTACGAACTTGTGAGGTACAGTGATAGTCACCTCTGTATCTCTGCTTACATCGTTTGTCCAGAGTGCTTCAAGGGCTTCATCTATCGCATCAAGAACGTTCTTGTATGTGAGACCTGCGGTTTTGTCGATGACCTTTATCTGCGGGTCAGCTACAAGAGATGCAATATACTCGTCCTGCTCCCTTGCTATTTTGGTCTTCGCTTTTGCCATATATTTTGACAGCAGACCACTACCACCTTCCGCCTGCCTTTTCTCCAGATCATCAACAAAGAAGTTGAAATCTCTGATCTGCATGATAGGCATAGTCATAGACAGGTCTTCTATTGTTTCCGGGTCATCAAGTGCGTGGAGTTTACCATCTGTAAATGCTCTTACATTTACATCACCAAGACCCAGTATCTTGATAGTGTCTCCCGGCTGTGTCGCTATACCTTCGTATTCATGGTTACAGTTCTCGTAAAAAACAAGATCTCTTTCAAGATCATCATTGAATCTCTTTGACCATATCTCAGGGATAAATTTTTCTATTGCCATTTGTTATTCCTTTCTACTTCTTCCATCTCGGAAGTGAAGCAAGTATTTTATCTGCATTAGCGTATTTCTGTTCGGAAGTCATCGCATTCACTTCATCCTCTGTAAAGAAATTCTTTTCAGGCTGTGAAATGTTTGCTCTGCCTGGTGCTTTCGGCGGTTTCATCTGCGTTGCCTCTCTCCTGGCTTTTGCCGCCCAGTATGCACTTTCTGTATCGACTCCCTTTTCTTTAAGATTCAGGAAAGTTTCCCCCAGTTCTGACAGGTCTTTGATTCCTGGATCCAGCCTCTGTATCTCTGCGAGGTCCTGCTGCATCATTTTTTCAGCAGTTACTTCATTCAGCTGGTTCTCCAAGTCCTGGATCCTGAGATCTTTCTTTGCTGCATCTGATTCCGCCTCATATGTTGCTATGAGGTCAGCCTCATCAATTCCCATAGCTTCTGCAATTGCTGAAAACTCTCCGTCTTCGGATCCTGTGATACGTCTCATGGTTTCCTGTCTTGCAAGTTGTTCAGCTCTCAGATCAGCAAGTTCTCTTTCTGCTTCCTCTGCGCGTCTCCGGTACTCAGCAAAAGCACTGTCGCTTTTATCTCCCGGTTCCTCAAATTCCTCAATAACTGGTTCTGTTTCTGCTTCAACAACAGGTTCGGCGAACTCCTGTACTTCTTCGCCTATGCCGGCAGGTTCGGCGACTTCCTGCACTTCTGCGCCTAAATTCATTTCATCTGACATATTGAATTTCCTTTCTTGAATTAAAAATTTGTATTAAAAAAGCAGGATCACTCCCGCTCTTTAATCATTGATTCAGTTTCATTTCCTGTGGCCGAATATGCCTTGTTTCTTTCCTTGCAATTCGGATTCACACAAGCGTAATAATATGTTTTGACATTATCTTTTTCTACAACGTGGCTCAGCAGCATCTCGCTGCCACACTCACTGCATCTGTGATTCGTTGTTACCATCCTGTTCCTCCCATTGTGCTACTGCCTGATCTGCAATATCCTGTTCAGACATTTCACCGTTATTCATCATATCCTGCTGCTCCAACATAGCCTGCTGTTGCTGTATCTCCTTCTGCTTCCTCCGCGCCAAAAGGAGTCTGAGTTTCTGTTTTGGTACAATGCCTGTATCACTGTACAGATCGATCGCTTCTTCGAAAGTGATCTGTTGCTTTTCCAGCAATGTATCTATATATTGCTGCTCAGCTTCTTTACTCCACGCATCTGTCTTTGATACATCAACACGAACATCAGGTTTTATGTCTGCAAGTTCATCTGCTGTTATTCTTACAGTTTCCGTAGCGATTTCTCCCGTCGCGTCATCTATGATTTCTTTTGTAAACTCATATCCATCACTTCCATACACAGTCCACATTTCAACAAACAGCCTTGCACGGTCTTCAACAAACTGTATTGCCCGTTCTTCCTTTTCACCAAGTATCAGGTTAGCCTGATCTCGTATCGCTGTATATGCGCTTGCAGCCACTCTGTTAGGGTCTATATTACCCATACTTGTTTCACCGCTGCCCGACAGCTCCTGAGTTGTTGTCAGCAAGTCTTCTGCAAACATCCTCGGTTCGCTTGAAAACTGAGCCGGTTGCAGATACTGAATCATCTGGCTTACACTCTGCATATCTCCGCTGTTGAGCTCTATTATTCCACCAACTTTGTTGAGCTGGTCCCTGTTTATAACTGCATTGGCGTCCACAGCAAGCCGCGGGAATGCCATCTGTTTGATAGTCATTGAGATCCTTGCAAGAGTCTTGTTAAGCTCTATCTGATTCGGAATCATCGGTTTTACTTCTGATACTCCTCTGGCGCTGTTCGGATAGTCTTCCCATGCAAACTTTACGATCGGATATAGTGTCATCGACCTTGTGTCACCTATATCATTTTCTGCTGTCAGAGGGTGCATATCTTCAAATATGAGCGTCTTTGTGCTCCGGCAGGTCCATACCACGCCATCTATCTTTTCGAGATTGATGAGGCATGTTACCTTTGCGTGCGGCGACCTGTTTTCAAATTCAAGCTCATCACGGTTTCCAACAAGCCTGTCAGTATCATCATCGGCAACGATACACGATACTTCTTCCTGAGACTTTCCGTTATCTATTGCGATCTGCCTGACAACTTCCACCGGTAGTCGCTCCTCTATAGTGACATATGGCTGTTTCTGTATATCCTGTTCACTCTCATCGCCAAACAATACCTGAGTATTCACAAGTCGCTGCACGTCTTTCACATCATCTGTCCCGAAATACTGAAACCCGTCACCTGTAACAGCACCCTCTTTCAGTGTCTGTCTGTCCAGAAGATTGAGATTTGCTTTTTCACGGCAACTCTCGTACATATCATTCAGCTTCTCATATATATCAGGGTTGCCACGTCCTTCAAGATCCGAATATCTTACAGTCATTGAAGATTGTGATATCGTGCTGACCTTATGTTCCACATGTCTTTTGATGAAGTTATAGAATGGTGGCTTTTCTCGGCTGCCGGTTTCAAGCCCTTCCCACTGATTACCAATGAAAAAGTTCCAGTTCTGAGTGGTTTCCTCTACGAGGTTTTTTCTGTCTATGTAATCTCTGCCCTTTTCATACCGTTTCCAGTAAAAATTTGCATCTCGTGTAAGGACCTGTTCTGTTTTGTCCATCATTTTCATAAAATCACACCTCTATCGGCTTCTGACCTGCTGCGGTGCCGTCAAAATTCACGACATTGTTCCAGTAGGCAAGCTCTGCTTCTTCCTCTTTGCTTAACGTTATTTCCTTTGGTTTGATTTTCCTCTGGATCATCGGCTTCTTTGATTCATCTTCCGGTTTTGCCGCCATTCGATAACCAAACTTGATGCATTTTATTATTATGATCGGACTTGCTATCACATATAAAGCAAGTATGACCGTTATTATTTCATATAACATGGATTTCTTCCCCCTCTCCAAAGCCTTTTATAGTCTTTTTTCTTTTGTGCCAGTCACTTTTCCTGATATCACGGACTATTGTTCGCAACACCTTTTTATGTATCAGCCTTGCAAGACATTGAGACATTGCATCTACCATATCATCATGTTTTCCGTTGGGAAATGCTGCGCACTGGTCGATAAATTCCCATGTGAAGTTTTTATCCCTCGGCAAATAGATATTTCCTGCTTCTACAGCACATGAAATAGCCTCCACACGCGACTCTTTTCCGCCTCTTGGCTCTACTGCTATAACTCCAATGATCTGACGCCTCAACATCTGTATTATTGCACTGCCGTTCGCTTTATCTTCTATCAAGACAGCGCCCACCCTGGGAAACTTTGTCAACATTACTTTTATTCTTCTCAGTGTATCCGGAAAATTCAGGTGCTTATTAACACTATCAAGCAAGTAACACCGATTGTCACGCTTGCCCCATACCTGTATTGCAACATAGTCATTTTTCTCCTGATCCTTGAAAGTCGCATCTACTGACAGCATCATCGTGTCAATTTTCAGTTTCCCACTTTCATAATCAGAGTAATCATAGTACTGCCACCACTCACGTTTGAGCATGTTACCTTCACGAGCTGACGGTCTTCCTTGATACAATGCATTCCAGGACCGCACACCTTCCTCTGTCATGTGTGTTGACTTGAAGTCTGCAAGCCATTTGTTGTCTTTGCCTATCTCTGGGCAAAGTGCATCTCCCGGCTCACGCCCGAGAGGATCATTTTCTTCTGCCTCACAAGGTAGATTTATCACCGTTGTTCTGTCTGCATAATGCTCCATCAGACGACCGGCAAGGTCATCTTCATGCCACCTGGTCATGATCAAGATTATCTTTCCACCGGCTGAGATTCTTGTCTCTATGGAGTCGATATAATCGCTCCACTTTTTGTTCCTGTCAGTCTCTGAGTCGGCTTCAACTCTGTTTTTTACAGGGTCGTCTATGATTATCAGGTCCGCAGGGTTTCCGGTAAGTCCGGATCCGTAACCTGCACTTATCATCACGCCTGTATGATCTGCTATCCTGAATTCCTGTGCATTGGCTTTTTTCTTGTCAAGGCTAACTCCGAATATATTCCCGAAATCTCTCACCTTGTCAAGATTCTGTTTTCCAAACCTCTGAGCAAGCGAGTCACCATAAGATACAGTTATTACTTTCTTGTCAGGATTTCTCATCAAATACCAGGACGGCAGCGTTGCAGTTATAGTCGTACTCTTGCCGTGCTGCGGCGGCGTGTTGAGGATCAGTATCTCATACGCCTTGTCTGTAGGTTTTTCAATGAATTCCTGAGCTTTATCACACAAATACCTGTGAAATCTGCTTGGATACCACAACAGATCATTCTCGTTTCTACCGTGGTTATGAACGTGATAACAGTAAAACCTGTAATTAGCCTGCACATTTTGCAGGTATGCGTCTTGTGCAGCTATCATATTCCCTCCTATAAAAATACCGCCGTCAGGCGGTTGTGAAATTTCATTTTGAGGATCTGCAAACCGGTATACGCAGTCGCTATGGCTGCAGCACATCCTCAGTCATGGACTGCCCACAACAGATATAGTAGTCTTTGATTCAGGCAGTCTTTTGGCAACGGCAGGATTCGAACCTGCGCCATTCACACATGTACACATGTGTCGCTCTAACCAGTAAGCTACATTGCCATGTCCTTTTATATTTTGAAAATTTTTTTACAGGCGCTATATGTTTGCTACCTGTGGTTTATGGGTTTTTTATTGGAAGGTCTACGCGAGATACTCCCCCCACACACAATATTCCACTCTATACCTCCGGGCTCTGGGGACATCGCATTGCATCGCTGTGGCTGGGAATGGGAAACGGATTAAGCCGCTTCATTCCCTTTTTCTTTTCTTTCGTTGCTGTCCTTGGCTGGGCGGGGTGGGGGTGGTGATATGGGTACTGTATACATATGCACTGTGCACGCTGGATGTATGGTATATTCCCGGCATATTACCACACTTTGCGTTATATCTATGCATCACTACGCATGAACATACCGTATAATATACATCTGAGTCTCAACGCTATTTTACCATTATTCCCTGCAAACGTTGAAATTTCAATACTTGTGCCGTTTTTTAAACTATTCCTATAATCAAGATTAAGGGATTAGTTGCTACTTCAGCATTTTGATTGCCCTCTCCGCTTCCTCTGGCGATGCGATGACGAGCGTCTGGTTTACCGTCTGCGGTGTGTTATCTTCCTGCCAGCCGTGAACTGCTTTCAGGCTAAATATATCGCCTACTCTTCCCTTAGAATACAGCCGTTCTTCCGTCTGTTCCTCCACCGCTAACATGGCTTTTTGCAACGCCTGCGAGTATGTAATGAGTAGTATATCATTGTTTTCTTCGTCAGTAACAACAGTTGTTGTCTGGTCTATGCTATTTATATCTATGTTATGTAGGTCACAGTATTCAAAAAGCTTATAATCATAGTCACCGGCCAGCATCTCATACCAACAACGCTT